TGAAGTCTATTATGGCTAACTCGCCATTGTATTCTGCAATACAGTCAACTCTACCAGCAATGCCAAAGTATTCAGAATACAGTGGTTTTTCCAAAGCATGTATATTATTTATATTGTCTATAGAATCCTTGGCAGCAAGGAATAATGCTTTAGTTGTTGGTAGTACACCATCTATAGTATCAATATCCTTATTTAAAAGATATTTCTCCACTAGATCGTGAAATCTTGTACCTCTATCAGTAGATACTTTCGTAATCTTGTTAGCAACCTCTTCACCAACTTTCTTTCGCCAATTGATAAAGATCTGGCGATTATAAAAGCTAGTAACAGAGGTGATAGAAGGAGATTTCTTACCGTTAGGAAGAGTATAGTACCTAACCCCATCTATGGTTTTGGCTTCTAACTCAAAATCACCAAGTTTATTCAAGTGTGTGAACATTACAAAGATAAGGCAAGTTTAGTAACCAAGTAGTTTCTTACGAGACCAGAGCGAACAATATCATCTATACCGAATTCAGTAACACCAAAATCATCTTCCATGATTTCGATGATCCTTTTGAAATCTAAGATGCCATTCTTCTCATATGATTTTGTAAGATCCGTTTGAGTAGAGTCGCCACAAAACATTATTTTGCAGTTATCTCCAACTCTTGTTATTATACTATCAAGTTCGTGAAAATTCAAGTTTTGCATCTCATCAACGATTACAATGCAATTATCCATCGTAGTTCCACGAATAAATGAAGTACTCCAGAATGAAATAGTCTCCTGTGCTTTCAGATTTGAATATAACATTTCAAAATCTGCATCAGAAGGCATTTCAAACATATACTTTACCATATTCTTATAAGGAATCTGATAAAGGAAGGCTTTGTCTTCATGGTCTCCTGGCAGGAAACCAATCTCTCTTGTAGAGACGAGAGATCTTACGATATAGACTTTATCGTAAGGCGTTGTGTCATCAAGGACATCCTTTAGGGCAAGATAAAGACTAATAAAGGTCTTACCAGTACCCGCTGCACCATAGGCAAAAATATTTTTACCCTCTGCATAATGTTTAAAGAGAATCTTTTGATTATCCGTTATTGGTTCTATATCAACCAACATACCATTATTAATGGGTCTTTTACGGCGCATTTGTTTTGCCGTCATACCCACTCCAATAGGATCATTGGTGTTACTTCTCTTTTTTCTTGGCATGTTAGGTAATACCTCGTTTTGCTAAGCGGCCCTGTATACCTGAAGATTTATCAGCCTTTTTCAAAACCTCACTCCAGCCAGGATGTTTGTTATGTAATTTATCCTTCCATTCTCCCACTTCTCCTACGCCAGGCATAGTAGATGGATCTGACCAATCTCTTTGCCAATCAGGGTTATCTTTACACCACTGATCCCATTCTGTGATGCTCATGGCGACTTCTTTCTGTTCGCCAGACTCTTTATGTATTACTGGATAAGTGGCCATTAATCATCCTCCATGACTTTTTTTACTTTCTCGGCAGTTTCCTTGACATTATCAACCATGTCCTGAACTAAATCTCTATCCCAACCAAGGGCTTCAGAGACAACAGGAAACTGACTAATAAAGACTTCTCTACATGCATTTGCAACATCCATATGTTCCTTCTGAGTACCATGTGCAGTCCTCAATGAAATATAATGAATCCAAGAACGACATGAACCAGTCATGTAGATTCTAGTCGGTGTGGCAAGGGGCAGAACCATTCTGGCACATTCCTTTGCAACCCCACACTCAAGCATCTGTGCATATAATGCTTCACAAGAACTAAACAAAGTCTTAGTCTGTTTAATTATATTCTCTTTAATAAGTGGATCCAAATCATCCGTAGAGTTCTGACGATTCTTTGTATCCTGTTTTCTATATTCTGGAATAGGAATAGTTCCTAATTGTGAACTATCAGCATATCTCTGACTAAATTCTTGAAAAGTAAAACTCCTATGACGCAGGATTTGTGCTGCAATAGCACGAGTGGTTTCAATTTCAATTGTCATTGATGACTGTTCAAAAACAGACCAATGCTGATGATTAATACAATAATTTAATAATCCAGCAAATTTTTCATTGTCCTGATTAGATGGGTTAGATACTCTGGCAATATGTGCCATCAATTTCTCCGCATCAGGAGTTACACTAACAAGAGTAGCAGTCATAATTGTTCGGTTTCATCCGTATAGGTCACCTTGTATTTACTCTCATCTGTTTTAAAAACATAGGAGTCGGTATCTGAATAAACCTCTGATTCCAGAGCATCCACAAGAGATCTTAGATTCTTGTAGATTAATTTTAACTTCTGTTTGTCCATTTTGGCAACATTAAATGTAGTAATTTAGGTTGATCAACACCCGTTTAGCTGTATCTGTGGATGTGACTCCACGATGCTTCTCGTTTGAATTAAAAACGACAATACGGTTTTCAACACTATCAAATTTCATACCATTTTCAAATTCTGTATATCCATTATTAGTATTAATATAATAAATGGCAGTTATACAATCGTCAACATCTGAATGAAAACTATGAGGCACAGGCTCGGGTGTTTTCATATTTAGATTACACTTAGCTCTAGCAAAAGCAACTGGATCAAGTTTAGTAAATATTGGTCGTAATTGATTCCAATATGGACTTTGTGGTTGATAATTCTGATATAGAAGATGGACAAATTGTATCTGTCCATCACTAGGCATGACAACACCATCAATACAGTTCCAAGCAATCTCCATACCCATAAAGATATCTCTAATTACTTTAAACTCTTCCTCAGAAAGGAAATTATCAATCAACTCATATTTCACCTTGTTCTTCTGCCTCTTTCATCAACTGTGACACATATTGTTCTGTGCCATCCATAGTCTTTACTGCAAAGAGATTAGATCTCATATATTTCTTCGTCTTCTTATACTTCTTGATGAGTCTCTGGTACTCACCATGATCCATCTCAATTTGCCCCTTTTTGGCATCACCACTGAACTTACTTCCAGCAACATTTCTTCCATCTCCCATAGGAGAGGAACCTGAATATTCACCCATTTTTCTTCTTCTGTGGTTTTTTAGGTTTAGGCTGTTTCTCTGGACTAAGCATACTGTCTCTCCAGAGTTTAGGGTTCATTTGTCCCTCAGTTTGCGTCCACTTCTTCAGGCCTTTCTTATATTTGTCATAATAATGATCAAACATATCTACCTGTTTCTGACATAGTGTAATGTCATAACAGGTTTTGTTTTCTTTCTTACCATCATTCTCTACTTCCTTAACGTATTCTACAAGATATGCCGTATAAGGAAGTTTCTTGTTTTCTGCTAGTTTAGGATCGCAATCTTCATGAATGATTTTCAACTCCTATTCCCCCATGTAATTTCTGGATAGGCTTCTGACACTAGTTCCTTAGTAATACCATACTTGGTTCCTAAAGATTTGTCCTTTGTGAGAATAAGAATCTCAGCCTCTTGTTGAGGAAGAGTCTCTAACAAATTAATAAAAAGACTTTCTCTCTTTATCTTATTAAGTTGATCATCACCACCCTTAACAAAACGGTAAAACTGTCTTGCACAGTTACGAATTGTAGTTCTTTGTGGTAATCCTTTATCTTTACTTGCCTGAACATCACCCTCTACAGGTTGATATGGCACTTTACCATCTGGAAGAAGAGAAACTACTGTCTCATCAAAATTCCAAACCATAAGCATTTTAAAAGAATCATCCCCATTAACACGGAGTAGATCAAGTTTCTTGGACTTAACTCTCTCAGAATCAACAGCTTCTAGAAGTTCATGAACCAAAGGGTTAGGTGGCAGTTCTTTTTTCTTAACTGTCACCGTCCTTGGTTTAGTCACGGTAGTCTTAGTTGCTGTAGTTTTGCGAGTCCTAGGTTTCCTAGTGGACGTGGTTTTACTCCTCGTCGTCTTCTTCGCTGTTGTCATCGTTGTTTTCAAACCTCACGGCTACAATTTCATCGGGAATTATATTCCCATTCTCATCGTACATCTCTGGGTGGGTGTAAACCGCCTGTTGTTGTAGTCCGAGATAATTATTTTGTTGGGCTAACCAGCCAATTATACCACCAATCATCAGAAATGTCACGCATAACATGGTCATTACAACAAGAATTGAAGCTTCCATTGGTTTTCTCCCAAGAT